TGGTTTAAAATACGATATTAATGGTACTTATTTAAGCGAATATTCTTTTGATTTTTATTCAAGTATTGGTAAGACTGGTAATGTTATTTGGTCTGATGTAAATCAATTAGTAAGTTTAAATAAACGCTTAACAAATGTTCAGTTTAAATATCCTTACTACGAAAGAAATTTAATTAATAACTACGGATTCTTTAAGGATTATGCAGATACAAGTGTAGACCCTACAAACTGGGTTTCTTTTGGATTTCCTACAACTTATGAATTTTTTAACGCAACAGGAGAAAATAGACCTTTTGATAATAGAATTTTAGCAGTTACACAAAATCAAGAACGAGATTTATCAGTACAAAATGGTAGAGGTTTAGCCAATGTGTTTAGAATTTCTAATGCTGCTACTTTTATTAATTACTTTGCAGTTAAAATAGAATTTTCTTTGTTCTTTGATGGTTCGCACAATCCAACCGATGGAGTAATTGTAAATTTTATTAAATCTCTTAACGGTTCTCCAAGTGGCGCACAAACAAGATATTTAAGTTCAAATGGTGTATTTGACAACTATGTTTCAAGTTCCAATTGGGATGGGCCATATTACATTGAAGCTAAAATGACTAATGAAGATAATTGGGAAAAGTTTAAATGCTTATCTAAATTTGATAAAAACTCTTTAGACACTGGCTTTGTAATGAATAACTATGGTACTTTTGTTTTAAAAACTCAATTAAGTACAAATGCTGATGTACCGCACACTGTTTATTTTGATGATATTAAAGTAAGTATAATTCCACAAAACTATCAAAATACAAAAGGATTTATTTACAATGCTACAAACATTCCTAACGATGCTACAATGGTTAAACCATTTTCAAATAGTTATCAATTAGATAATTGTCAATATCACGGTGGTATTAGAGATATTTACGAATCTCAAGTAATTGAAGATTTTATAGGATATACAGAGCCTGAATTTGACCTTATTCAAAATTCTAATAGATGGTTAAGAAATTGGGAAGTTTTTGATGAAGAAAATTTTGGTAGACCAATGCAGTTATGTATTACTCGTTCAATCTTATCTTTTTATCAAGCTACCTGGCAGAAATTTACAGGTAATGTTTATGGTAAGGATATATCTTTTGGGCAAGTCTTTAATATTGCTTTAGCACAAGGTTTACATTTTATGCACGAGGCATCTTTTGATTATGTAACAAACAAAACAAACATAACTACGCACCAAAGCCAAACTAATAAATTAGAAACAGGTTTTAGAACTTGGTGTACTACTGATGATGATATGAATGCAGGTCAAGGCAGTCCAGGTAGCACAACGAGTAATACGCAAGAAGGAGGCGAAGGATAATGAATGAGTTAAAAGAAATAAACGACCAATTAAAGACTTTGTCTATTAATGTAGAAATGATTAGCCAAGCTATCACAGGTTCAAAGCTAAATAGAAATGGAATCTTACAACGATTGGAAACAATTGAGGAGGCATTAGAAGAAACGGAAACTAAAGTTCAAGAAGTTAGGGATTATAACACTGGCATAAATTGGGCAATAAGAATTGGTGCTTTTATACTTACGATTACAGGAGTAACTTTTATTAAAGACTTTTTATGGCACAAATAAGCGAAGAAGGATTAAAATTATTAGTTGAGTTTGAAGGCTTAAAATTAGATGCTTATCAGTGTACTGCTGGAGTTTGGACAATCGGTATCGGTTCTACTAAATATGCTAACGGACAACCTGTAAAGAAAGGCGATAAAATAACGCAAGAGGAGGCTTATAAGCTATTTATGGATACATCCGATACTTACAGTGCTTGTATTAAGAGATATGTCATTAGACCGCTTAAACAGAACGAATTTGATGCTTTATTTTGTCTTTGTTACAATATTGGATGCGGAGCGTTTGCAAAGTCTTCTTTGGTTAAGTTTATTAACGGCGGACAAACTATTGAAAAGATTAAAGTAGGCTTTATGATGTGGATTAAAGCAGGTGGAGTAGTGAGTAAAGGATTAATGAGAAGAAGATTAAGGGAGTTCAATTTATATGCGAAAATTAAATAACATACTATCAACTATATTTGGTGCTATTGTGGCTATTGCAAATGCTTGGGTTACGATTGATTGGGATAACTTTGTATGGTGTTTTAACACAGGCTTTAAATTATTTTTATCAGCTTTAATTGCTATTGGAGGTTATATGACTACAATTAATCATAAGCCTTTGAATAATAGATAAATAATAACTACTTTCGAGAAAAAAAACTATGTACAGACCAAGACTATCAGAAACTGAGTATAACCAATACCAGTTAAAAAAGCTAACGGATAAAAAAACCTACAAATTATTTGTATTTTCTGACCCTCACGGTTGGTTAGCTGACCTTAAATGTTTGCGAGTTATTAACAATATTCTCCAACATAATAAGTTTGATGAAGTTTGTATCAACGGAGATATAGTAGACTTGCCTTTTGTTTCTAAACATACTAATAAACTTTATTTGGATGGTATTCTTAATGGTTATAGTGAAGTAGAAGAGTTTAAATACACAGAAGAACAAATATTAAAGCCTTTAAGATTAAGTACGGATGCAAAGATTCGTATTAGGACTGGCAACCATTGTGAAAGGGTAACTAAACCTTTTTTATTATCCAAAGGACAATTAGCAAGATTAGCTATTCTTTATAAACACTTTGAAAGTACCAAGTTTGAAGAGATGCTACACCTTGCGGAAAATGATATGGTTTATGACCCTACGGATGTGTTTAATTACTTTGATATTTTTGATATTACTCACGGATTATCTTTAACAAAGAATGCCAGTGAAAAGAATATTATTGAGTATTGGGGAAGTGGATGCACAGGACACTCTCACAGACTTGGAATGCGATATATTCGTAATAGGCATAATATTAACGCTTGGTTCGAAGTCGGATGTACAAGGTTAATGGAAGCAGTCGAATATTTACCAACAGGTCGAATTGCTGATTGGTGTCAAGGATTTTTAGAAGTAACTTTTAAAATAGATGGCGATAAGGTTTTATTCTTTGCTCAGCCACACGCTATTATTGATTATAAATGTGTTTACAACGGTGTTTTATATGGAGAATAAAGAAGAAGAAATATTTGATGTAACTGATGGCGAGATTTTAGAGGAACTTAAATTCTTTGTATATTTTCTTTTTGAATTAGAGGAAAAAAGTTTACTTTTATTCCCAAGTTACAAAACCTTGACACAAGCAAGGTTAATTAAAATGATTGAAACACGATTAGACTTTTTAGATTATGACCAAGAGGGAGATGTTAGTTGAAAAATTAAAAGAATTATACAAAGAAATAGAAATAGTAAGAAGAGAATTAATAACCGAAACCAATAAAGAAAAACTAAAAGAGAAACAAAATGAAAACTATCGAAGAAATTAACCATTTAGAGAATTGCGAATGCTCGGAGATTTGCACTAATTGTAATGTTAAATATCAATTTAAACCTATCGAATTAACTGGTTCGGATATAGCTGATATAGTTACAAAGCCTAAATACTACAAAGTAGAGATTAAAGGAGTGCCTGTGGATGTGATTGATATAGCAAACGCTTATAATTTGTCATTTATGAAAGGTAATGCTATTAAGTATATTTTAAGAGCAGGTAAAAAGGATTTATTGGTCCAGGACTTAAAGAAAGCTATTGAGTGTTTAAATAGGGAGATAGAGTATGAAAGCGGTAAGTAGAAATATTACTCTTTTTTGGTTATCTTTGCGAAAGGAACTTGATGTTAGTTTAAATTATGGCAAAGAAATCAAAAGAAATAAAAGAAGACTTAAATATAGAAGTTACAACCGAAATAGAGCAGGTAAACCCTTTGACTATTTCCGAGTGTTGTAAAGCTGAATACATATCTTCAGGTACTAAAGTATATTGCTCAAAATGCAAGGCAGACTGCCGTTTAGAAAGACAAAAGAAACTTATTAAATTATGGAGTCCAAAAGCGTAATAATCCTATTGGTAGTAATTTTACTATCATCTTCTTGTAAGTCTAAAAAGCTGGTAGAAACTACAAAGG